GGGCACCGGACCTGACGGGACCTTCACGCGCGAGTTTTCCAAGGAGCCGAGTGCCGACATCATGTCTCTGTTTGCCGTCAGGACGAGCGAAGAGGTGAGACCCCAGGAGGTCCTCGAACAGACGGCGCCCCTCGAGGAGTACATTCAGCAGTACATGATGGGTCAGCGGCGTGCGCGCGTCAAGAAGGTTCAGAGACACGAGCACGACGGGTGGTTCGTCCAGACGGACTCCAAGTTTTGCGAACGGATCAGGGCTGAGCACAAATCGAATCACATCTGGTTCTCCGTGTGGGACGGGCGGATTCATCAGCGCTGTTTCGACGAAGAATGCACCGAGTTCAAGGGCACTGAACATATTCTTTCGCCATCATTAGTAGAGCAACTCAAAGATGTTGCTATTGTGGGTAGTCCTACTGGCAGTTTTCTTATGGATGTTTTTCCCAATGTCGCAAGGTCGTCGATTTGTCGCTTATGAAAAGCGCGTCCATGTGTACTCGGGTCTCGACGAAGCCACATGGAAGGAGTTTCTTTTGAACATGAAGACGTTCGAGTTTCACCTGGGAACGGCCAGCATCGACAAGTCGGCCGCGGCCCTTTATGCAGCCATCGAGAATATCAGAAATCTGGGTCTTTTCGTGGAGAGAGCCGATGATTCTAATTACGCAGAGGAGCTCCAGACCATCGCAGCCGAACTCGGTTACGAAGGTGAATACATGCTGAACCAAAATGCAATTGCCCGTGGGTTGTACTTCTTCCCCAAGTACTTAAACGAAACGACCAAAGACTACGCAGAAGATGCCCCTCCCGATAAATTCCCCAGACTTCGTGGCGACCAGTGAGCCGCCCCGGACGCGCTCAGGTCGCGTCTCCAAGCCCCCGGTCCGTTATGAGCCTGTAGAACAGGTCGAGGACGACTATTCGGACGCCGAGTACGATTCTCACGAGTCTGATACATGCGATGAAGACGTTTCCGATGTCGATTCAGATGAGGAAGATGATGAGGAAGATGCAGACGACGAAGGCAACTTGGATGGCTTCGTTGTACCAGATAAAAGCGAGAGTGACGAAGAGGGTAGTGGTGATGGAGAACCTCCCGTTCCTAAAGCAAAACGAACCCCAGTCAAGAAACGCCCAGTCCGAAAGTGAGTGGCCTCAGCGCCCTCCCCCCCACTACATGCAGGACGACGAGCCACGTGACGTGGCGACCGCTCCCAAGGCTGACGTGTTCGAGAGCCTCAAAGGAAATCCCATGGCGCTTGTTCTCCTGGGTATCATCATCGGGGCCCTTCTTGTGAATATGCGCCCGGTCGTGATCAAGAGTTAGGAAGGTACGCTCAGTGTAATTTTAGTAAATTTGTAAGCCTTGTCGAGGGTCAAGTTGCTCACTGCATTTCCAGCAACATATCTGGTAGTCTGCTTAATTCCCGCCGCGTTCTCGGCCACAACGATCAACGGAGGATAAACCTTCATCGAGCTCGTTGTGGGTGTGATTGTGTGAGTCCCTGGGCCGAGTTCAGTCTCGGTACCCTTTATATCGTCCATAAGAATGACCTTCGAGACGAGCTGGCCAGCGACCGCCTTGGTGGCTTCGACGACTCCAGGTTCCTGGATCGAATCGAAATAGTAAAGGGGTGCATTTCCAGAATCGGCGTCGTTACCAATAAAGTCTCCGATTGGACCAGTGCGGCCGGCTCGCACATTTTCTTGTAAAAAACCGACCCATGAATTTTCACGAGTCTGATCGGCCGGCTCCATATCTCTGAATACCTCAAACTGGTTGTCGTACGCCGGAACAGTTTGAGATATTTGCGCCGGCGCCGCTGGGATGTTGGTATAGGCCAGGTAGGCCAATATCACACCTATGACGAACGCCAACAGAATGAAAATCATTTATACTAATTTATGCTCGCAAAAAAACCTAGGCCTCTGCGGTCTCGTCGCCCTCGGGAATGGTGTCCTGTGCCTTTGCCTCAGCCTCCTCAAGAGCCTTGCGACGGGCGATCTCGGCACTGACGCGCTCGTCAGCCAGCTTGACCAGCTCGGGCATCTCCATGTCGGGAAACTCCTTCTTCAGATCGTCAATCAGGTCCGCAGGGTGGGGAATCGGGGGCACGTCCGGCTTGGTGTAGAACTTGCTGTTCTCGTCCCCGGGCTCGATGTAGGGAGTGTCGCCCGCGATCGGCTTGGCGCTCATGTCGCGCTTGCGCTTCTCGAACATAGCCGCCGCCTGAGACTGGTTCTCGCGGTACTTGCTCATAATCTCCTCGAGCTTGTCGTTCTGATAGTGGACGTCGTTGATCTGATCACGATCGGGGGGGATCAGCAGCCACTTGTACATGTCGACCACGTAGATGTCGACCAGCGCGTCCTCCTTCTGAAGACGCTTGGCGTGGCTGGCAGCCTCGTCACGGGTCGCGAAGCAACCACGAATCTTCATCCCGAGCTTCTCATTCTTCTGGGGCTGATCCGGCCCCACGAAGGAAATGCACGCAAAAAGCTGTCCTGGAACAGTCAGGTAGTCAGACTCCAGAGAACCCATATAAGAGTAACAAGTGCTTATTTTTTAAGCCCAAATACGCAATGGACGAACTTCGCAAACTGCACAACAGTTGTAAGCGTGAACTCATAACCAAGTGGGTCCCACCCGGATCGACCGTCCTGGACTGTGGATGTGGTCGCGGAGGCGACTGGCACAAGTGGAAGGCTGTTCATGCTCGAATCTTTGCAATCGATCCGGATGACGAGTCCCTCGACGAGGCGGAGAAACGGGCCTTCGACATGCACCTGAATGTATGTTTTCTGGGTCGGGGCGACATCCGCCAGGCTGCATTCGCCGGCCCTTTCGACGTCGTCTGCTACAACTTCTCACTGCATTACATCTTCGAGAATCCCGAGACTCTGCAACTTTCTCTCAAGGCTTTGGCCCTCTCGGTCAAGCCTGGGGGCCTCCTGCTAGGCATAACCCCTGAACTCGCCAGGGCCGAGGGGATGGTCGATCAGTTCGGCCACTTCAAGGACCAATTTGGAAATGAAATTGCTCTGACCAAAGGAAACCGGAGGCTCCTGGTTAGGTTGGTCGATGGCCCATTCTATGCAGATGGTGGCCGGGAGGAACCCACCTTGGACTCTCAGGTCTTAATTTCAAAACTAAAAGAGGTGGGCTTTGAAAAACTTGTGTGGGAACCCATGCTTACCCTACCCAATGGACTCGTGTCTGATTTGTACTCGAAATTCGTTTTCAAAAAGATCTCCGTGGAATAGTAGATGGACGCAGTCATCACCCCAGAGGGGATTTTGGCCGCCGGCCTTTTCAAGGCCATCATCCTGATAGCTGCGGTATTCAACAAGGAACCTGAAATGCTCACCGAGCTCAAGAAGCGGTACTGGGCCATGCTCGAGATTCTCAGGGAGACCAAGGATCCCATGTGGATCCCAGTGCTCAAACCGTCCATCATCACGGGAATCAAGGGAAAAAAGGATGGCGTCATTGGTTCGAACGTCAATAAGGGATACGAGATTTACATCTGCCTGGATGGAGGCGATGTAAACTCGGCGATGTACGTGCTGATCCATGAGGTTGCGCACATGTCGGTGCCTGAGTACGATCACACGGACAAATTTTGGGAGAATTTCAAGAAGCTCAAAATGATCTGCATAGACAAGGGCCTCTACGAGGCCAAGGGCGAACGCAAGTACTGTGGGGAGACGATTAGAGACTGAGACTGAGTGGGGGTCGCGAAGCGACCAGCTCTCAAGATCCCGCCGGGGCCACTAACCACAGAGCCTTCGGCTCTGACTTAGGTGCGGTCAGCCAAAAACTGCTTTGCGAAGTAGAACACGATGGCGGCCACGATGGCGCTGACGACCATACCCGTCAGAGACAGGTCACCTGAGTCGCCCAGGAACTTGGGGACCATAGAGCTCAGCTTGCCCTGAACGGGCTTGGAGAATGCAATCACTGCAGCCAGACCAGCGATGGCCGCCGTGAACTGCTCATCAGTCATACCGAACGGGTTCTTGGAGGAGCCCTTGGACTCCGTCTTCCGGGCGGTCTTCTTGTTGCCCTGAGTGGGCATGGGCGGGCCCATAACCTCATCCTGAATCATACCACCTGGACCCTGCATAACCTCCTCAATCGGAGTGGAGAAGTCAGCCATTGGAGATTCGTCAACGTTTTTTTCCGGCGCGAACTTCAACAGTCCGGTCGGGGGGCCTTCCTGTTTCGGGGTCGCGACTTCCTCGATGGGAGTGGACATAGAGTCGGCCCCGTTAGGATCGTACGAGTTCATTGAATTTCAGGAGGAAATTCATTTAGCCTTTTTTACAACAAGCATGGTCGAGCCACGGGGGCGAGGCGCCGCCTGTGCAGGACCAGCCTGGGCCGCCCGGGGGTTGTAGAAGCGTTGGTGATACTGCCAGAACGCCTCTCCACCGACCCGGAAGTTTCGGCGGATCGGCGCCTTGTACCAGAAGACGCAATCTGTAATCTTGTTAGACTTGGCTGTATTGTCGAGGACGAGGCACTCGTAGTTTTCGGTGCAAGCGTCCATGACCTGGCCGAACATGTCGTACGTAGGAAACACACCAAAGAACGCCTTGTAGAGGTTCTCACGGTTCTGACGAACGTTGTCTCGCAGAGCGAACACATAGTCGACGTTCGTGCGGATCATAGGGGTCATGTCCATGCAGTACTGGGTCGTCATCATGAAGAAGATCTTCCAGTGGCGGCCGTTCATGAAGAGCTGGCGGATGCACGTGTCGCGCATGAAGGACCGGTCGTACATGCAATCGTCCATGAG